AAGGTTGTTATCTGGACATTGGATAAGTGGCAGGATCTTCTAAATCTCACGATTAATAAGTTCTTTGCATGGAAGGGCCGTAAGATTAAGGTCCGCATCGACGGATATGACATGTGGTCTGCTGATCATAGTCTGGCTTATATCATACATCCGCTGCTCATTAAGTTGAGGGACAATAAGAATGGTTCTCCTCTTGTAGATGATGAGGATGCGCCCGATCATCTTAAATCTACTGCTGCACCTGCAAAAGAAAATGACTACGACATCGATGATAATCATCACACGCGTTGGGAATGGGTTCTCGACGAGATGATCTGGGCATTCTCACAGATACTAGATGATGAGGCTGATTCTCAGTTTCATACTGGTAATTCGGACATCAAGTGGGAACACACCGAGATTAATGGTAAAAAGATGTATGAGATGATTCATGGACCAAATAATACATATCAATTTGATAAAGAAGGCTATGAGAAGTGGAATGACCGCATCAATAATGGTTTAATTTTATTTGGTAAATACTATAGAGGTTTATGGGACTAAAAACAGAGAGTTCAAATGAAAAGAATTTATGGACTCCCTCTTACAAACTTAAAAATTGTACCTGAAAAGATGATATTTGATGCTGCAGTTATGTTTCAAGAGGAAGATCCTAACAATAGCTTTGTAAGATTGTTAAATGCAGCCAATGAATTTAGGGACGCTGGGTTGACACCAATGTTTCTGAGCGATATTAATATGCATAATTTAATGGTAACTACAGAAGAAAAACTGCAAAAAAATTATCACTAGCTATGTACTTTTTAAATAAAACTACTATATATAATATGTGAGCTGCCAATAGGGGTTCACGTAATTTCAACCTTGCTTAATAGGAGGTCTATATGACTAACTCTAACTTTGACCATACATTTGCCGACTTTTATAAATTCAACAAGTTTTTTGTCGGTTCAGATAAGTTTGTTGATCGGCTAACGGAAACAGCACAGTTTCTGTCAAACACTGCCTTAAATGGCTCTTATCCCCCATTCAATCTTAAGAAAACAGATGACAATGTCTATGTCATCGAGATGGCTGTTGCAGGCTTCAGCAAGCAGGATCTAGAAATGACTCTTCAAGAGAATAAGCTAGTCATTAATGGTAAGATAACAGCCGACACTCTAACAGAAGATGGCATTGATCAGACTGTCTTGCACAAGGGCATCTCAGATCGCGCCTTCACTCGCTCATTCTCTCTCGCAGATAATGTAGTCATTAGTAATGCTTCCTTAATCAATGGTTTATTAAAGATTTGGCTTGAGCATGTCATTCCAGAGGATAAGAAACCCAAGAAGATCAACATCGAAACTACTGCTACTTTCGGTGATAGATTTAAACAAAAGGAAAGTTAATGGTAAACATAATCGATAACATAATCTCTTGGCTAGAGCGTCAAGAGAGAGTAAAGCGCACGATTAGAGAATTAAACCTTCTCTCTGATAGAGAACTATCAGACGTCGGTGTTGCACGCTGTGACATCTATAGAGTCGCTCACGGCTCAGTAGGAGGTCTCTATGACTCCAGGCTGGCCTGATATCAAAGAGATATAATATGTGGCCATATAATGAGGACGAACTAGTTATTATCAATGGTAAATAAAATTTATAGAGGGGATTGTTCCCCTCTATTTTTATAGGAGAAAAATATGGTTACTCAGCAACAGCTTCAATCGTTATTCAATAAAACTAAGTCGACTGTTATAGAATCGTTCGTAGATCCTATCAACAAGACTCTGGAAAAATTCGAGATTAATACGGCGAGCAGAATAGCTATGTTTCTAGCTCAAATTGGTCATGAATCAGGTGGATTGAATTTTACAAAGGAAAATCTAAACTACAAGGCAGAATCTCTAGTTAAGGTATTCCCTAAATATTTTCGAAATGTGGATCCAAATCTATATGCCCGCAATCCTGAAAAAATTGCAAATCGCGTATACGGTGGAAGAATGGGAAATGGACCTGAAGAAACTGGAGAGGGTTACAAGTATAGAGGTAGAGGTTTAATTCAGCTTACTGGAAAAGATAACTACACAAGATTTGCCCATGAAATGGGAATGGACCTCGAAGAGGCAGTTACTTATCTAGAAACAACAGAGGGAGCTGCAATGTCAGCTGGTTGGTTCTGGAATTCGCGTAAATTAAATGAAGTAGCGGACACTGGAGATATCGTAAAATCCACCAAGCTAATCAATGGTGGAGCTATCGGTCTCCATGAGAGAACTAAAAATTATAATGAGGCACTCGCAATTTTTGGTTAACTTTTATAGAGTTGCAGTGTATAGTATAACTAGCACTGCAACTTTTTTATTATGGAGTCGTGATGAAGTTTTACACAAACGTTTTTGCTCGTAGTGGCAGAGTCTATTGTCGTGGATACGATATGGGAATTAGGGTGCAGGATGCTGTGCCCTATAAGCCGTATCTTTTTGTTCCTTCTCCGAATGGTGACTACAAGACTTTGAATGGCTCTCGCGTGGAAAAGAAAAGCTTTTCCAATATGTACGAGGCTAAAGATTGGGCTAAGAAGCAGGAGACTATTGACAATGCTCTCCCGTTCTATGGCTTAACTCACTTCCAATATCTCTACATCTATGACACATATAAGGGTGAGATAGAGTACGATCCATCAATGATCAATGTCGTAACTCTGGATCTCGAGTGCGCGTCTGATGAGGGCTTCCCTGATATCTCACGCGCTGACAAGGAAATAACTGCAATCACTCTTAGGTCTAATGGAAAGTCTGCTGTGTTTGGCTGCGGAGACTTTCACACAGAAGATAAGAACATATACTATGTTAAGTGTGAGTCCGAGGTAGATCTCCTCGATAAGTTCATGCAGATCTGGAGATCTGATGCATGGTCACCTGATATCCTCACCGGCTGGAATGTCGAGTTCTTCGACGTGCCTTACTTGGTAAACAGAATTAAAAATCTATTCGGTGAGACTGCTGCTAAGAGACTTTCACCGTGGAATATGCTCGAGGAAAAGACAATCGAGATTCGCGGTAGAAAGAACCAGACTTATGTTCCTGCAGGCATTTCTATCCTCGACTACTTACAGCTCTATAAGAAGTTCTCATTCACAAATCAAGAATCTTATAAGCTCGACTACATCTCTCAGATAGAATTGGGTGAGAAGAAGATCGACTACTCCGAGTACGGATCTCTTCTCGATTTGTACAAGAATAACTTTCAAAAGTTTATCGAGTACAACATCCATGACTGCGTCCTAGTCGATCGACTCGAAGATAAGCTAAAGCTGATCGAGCAAGTTATGGCTCTAGCATACGACGCTAAGGTCAACTACAATGATGTCATGACTACCGTTCGCCCATGGGATATCATCATTCATAACTATCTCCTGGATCAGAACATTGTAATCCCACAGATGGTTATGAATTCCATGAACTCTGCCTTAGTCGGCGGTTATGTTAAAGATCCTAAGAAAGGTCTCAGCAATTGGGTAGTGTCGTTCGATTTAAATAGTTTGTATCCACACCTAATCATGCAGTATAACATTAGTCCGGAAACTCTCGGCGGCAGGCAAGGTTCGTTTCCATCTATCGATGAATTGCTCGAGGGTAAATTTACTCCCGAGTTAGAAGCAGCATACGCTGCCAATGGTTGCTACTATCGAAAGGATAAGCAGGGTTTTCTTCCAGCTCTCATGGAAAAAATGTATAATGATCGTACGATCTACAAGAAGAAGATGATCGAGGCTAAAAAGCGATACGAGAAGACAAAATCACTGGAGGATTCCAAGTTAATCTCGCGCTATCACAATATGCAATTGGCCAAGAAGATCCAGCTTAACTCGGCTTACGGTGCACTTGGAAATGAATACTTTCGGTGGTTCAGCTTTAACAACGCTGAGGCTATTACAACTTCAGGTCAATTAACTATTCGCTGGATTGAAAAGCGAATGAACGAATACCTCAACAATCTCCTTAAATCCAAGAATAAGGACTACATCATCGCATCCGATACCGACTCGATTTATATCGATATGAGTGAGTTAGTAAAGTGGTCTGGTGAAAGTGACCAGGTAAAGATCGTGAGTGCACTAGACCAATTCATCGAGGCTAAGATCCAGCCTTATATGGATAAGTGCTTCTCTGAGCTGGCTATTATGATGAACTCTTATCAACAAAAGATGCAGATGAAGCGGGAAACCATTGCCAATAAAGGCATCTGGAAAGCCAAGAAGATGTACATCCTCAATGC